TGATGCTTGAAATAGATGGCAAAAGCTACGAAGTCCATAAAGTGAAACTCACAAAAAAGGATTTAAAAAACTTGAAAAAAGGCGAAACACTTATTTTTATCTGTAAAGAAGATAAAAAGGCTATAACTGTTAGTTTGGAGGAGAAGGAATGAAACCAAAAAAAATTGATAACGTAAACAAACCAAGACACTATCAAGGCTCAAAAGGTCTTGAAAGTATTGAAGTGATTGACAACTTCATTGGCAATCTGCCAGGTAAGGCAGCGTGGTGCTGGGGCAATGCTATTAAGTATATGTTAAGATTTCAGAAGAAAAACGGTCTTGAAGACCTGAAGAAAGCACGCAAGAATCTTGATTGGCTTATTGAGGAGATGGAGCATGAGAATAAAAACATCAAATGATTCTATCATCAACGTTGATAGCGTGAAGCGCAGTGTCACAATTGAGGGAGTTGAGTTTGGTTCAGATTGTAGTGCTTTGGTATCTAAGAATAAAGACGGTACAGGAACGATCACTCTGATATTTGAAGGAAGAATTATTTGAAAGGGCAGGCAATGAAACCTAAAAAACATCCATATTCAGGCTTTCGAAAGACAGACAACAAACAAGATAGAGTCAAATTCGCTGAGGTTTTAAATTACGAACAAATTAATGTGTCAATTGTTGTTAGAGAAGGGGAAAATAGTGAGATATTAGCAAAATGTGTAATTCGTGCTTATGGCGAAGCATTATCGTTTATAGCAACATTGCCAGTAAAAGGAATTAGGTTTTCGAAACAAAATCAAGCGTTGTTTAAAATCAGGCTTTATCAAAGAATTGAAAAAATGGGGAGCGAGAAGCTTTTAGAAAGTAATCGTTTCATTTGGTCGAACATGTGCCTGGAAGAATTTAACAAAATAGTGATTTAGAAGGAGTTTCATATCATGCAGCTAAGGTTGAAAGAACTTAGAGAGGATCTATGTCTATCTGTAGGACAGATGGCGAAAGAGACAGGTGTTTCACAAAATACAATCCATTTGTATGAGCGAGGTGGATATCCGTCGATTAAGCAAATTGAAATGATTGCTAAAACATATGACGTGAATCCTGCTTGGTTAGTTGGATGGATAGATGATGAAATGATGCCTGGAGTCCAGGTCGTTGAAAAAGTGGTCTATAAAGAAAGCCAAACGGCAAGATTGCCGGATTATTTCAACAACAATAATGATGGTAAGATTATCAAGTGGGTTAAATCCAAAAGATACATGGGAGGTAAGGTTTGGTCAAAAAGAACTTAACAAAAGCACGAAGGGATTATCTTGAGTTTGAACTCGATGATAAGTACTTGAAGATTGACAAACTTATCGGTCAACGAAGGCATGAACTAGAACGATTGTACGAGGTTAAGCACCTTACTGTTCCTGGTATTGATGATACTGGAGCAAGTGGCAGTGGGACATTCGTCAACAGGTCGGAGAATCTAGCGGTTGCTTATGCAAGTGATCCTATGATTTTAAGATTAGAAAATCTCCAAAACGCTATTTCCCAATTACTAGAGAATCTAGAACCAGATGACAAAAAAATCTTTTATCTTCGCTGGGGAGAACATACTGGATACGACTGGATTCAAGTTTGGCACATTATGGAGAATGGAGAAACTGGGTACTTGTATAGACACAGCAAACAGATTTACAGAAGACGTGAAGTGATTCTCGATACACTTTCAAATTTGCTCTTTATGTAAAGTTGTCAAAAAAACATATAGAATTGACAAAAAGAATGTGGTAAATTAGTATCATGAACAAAAGCAGAGAGGAAACCTCTGCTTTTTTTGTGCACTAAAAAGGAGGTGAGGATATGTGGTAGTTGTTGAACCAATCAGAAATAGAGATGATGTTCAGCTTATGATTGAATGGCTGACGTTGCATAGCGCAGTCAAAGAGTCAGATAGACAACGTAACCTCATGCTCTTCTTGTCTGGTGTTAATCTGGGTTTTCGTATTGGTGACATTGTTAAACTGAAAGTAAAGCACGTTAAAGGCTGGCATGTCCAGATTGTTGATGAAAAGACAGACAAGCCAACCAAACGAAAGATGCCAAAGAAATTCAAGAACGCTATGCGACAGTACATCAAAGACAAGAAAGATGAAGACTTCCTCTTTCCTAGTCGAAACGGAAAGCATCAGCATATAAAACCTAACACAGCTTACAAGATTATTAAAAGAGCTGCGGAAGAAGTCGGTCTAGAAAACATAGCTACTCATTCGATGAGAAAAACATTTGGCTTATTCATGTACGAGCAAACCAAAGATGTCGCTCTGATAATGGACCTACTGAATCACTCAAGCCAAAGTATTTCATTACGATACATAGGAAAAAATCAAGATTCACAAGACAGAGCCATGACTAAGTTTCAAGGCTTTTAATTTTTTTATTTTACTATCAATTCATTGTTTTGAGGTTATGATGATTTCATTTCAAGCACGTAAGATAAACGCTTGATAAGTCTGAGTTAAAACTCATGCAGCGAATTCATTAGAATATGTAAAACAAGGAATTGAGAGAGTAAAAACAAAGGAGTTTACATAGTTATGAAAGGTATTATTAAATTTTTACCTGTATTTGTTCTCGCTTTTTTGATGGCGTGGATGAAGCAGGACGCTCTGGTTGCAGCACCTGTTGCTACGATCACTGCAGTTGTAATCGCCCGTTTGACTGAAGGAATTAAATTCCAGGAATGTATCGAGGCGTCTGTAGAGAGCGTAAAAAATATTCTTATCGCACTATTTATTCTTATGTTTGCCTATGCTATGGCAAGTGCATTTATGACAACAGGTGTTGGTGCATCTGTAATTAATTTGGCTCTGAAGGCAGGAATCACGGCTAAGAGTGTTGCTGTTGTAGGTATAGCTGTTACTGCTGTGCTTTCAGTTGCAACAGGTACATCATGGGGAACAATGGGAACCATGGGTCTGGCACTTATGGGTATTGCAGCAGGTCTGGGAATTCCGGTTGGACCTACAGCAGGTGCAATCCTTTCAGGTGCATACTTCGGAGATAAGCTATCACCTCTATCAGATACAACAAACCTGGCACCGGCTATGGCAGGAACAGATGTATTCTCACACGTTAAGTTTATGATGAAGGCTACAATTACGGCTTATATAATCGCACTTGTATTCTTCGGTGTATATGGATTTATGCATGCTAGCAATGGACATGCAGACACATCACAGCTGGATATTCTTGTAAACGGAATTAAGGACAACTTCAATGTTAATCCAATTCTGCTTCTTCCACCATTAGTAGTTATTCTTGCTATAGCACTGAAGATGCCTGCAATCCCTGGCATCACACTCGGTGTAATCGTTGCAGCTATTATGGCACCAATATTTCAGAACGGTGCTACACTCGGAGCTATCTTCGAAAGCGCAATGAACGGATACACAATGGAGAGCGGAATCAAGGCACTCGATACACTTCTGACTAAGGGTGGACTCATGGGAATGGCTGAATCGATTCTCATGACTATGATTGCTATGATGTTCGGTGGAATCATGGAAGCTACAGGACAGCTCAATGTTATCATCAACGCTATTACTAAGTACGTAAAGAGCGGTCCGGCACTTATCGGTGTTACAGAGCTTACATGTATCGCATCAAACGTAACAATGCCTGAGCAGTACATCTCAATCCTAGTTCCGGGAAGAATGTATGCTCCGGCATATCGTAAGGCAGGAATGCATCCTGTAGCTCTATCAAACGCTCTAGAGTCGGCAGGTACAGTTACTTCACCACTCGTTCCATGGAATACATGCGCTATTTATATCAAGAAGACTCTTGGTATCCAGAGCACAGCAGTATACTTCCCATGGGCAATCTTCAACTTGGCAATGCCTATAGTTACATTCCTCTTCGCATTTGTAGGAATCACAATTAAGAAGATGACAGATGAAGAGCAGAAGATTGCAGACGAAGGCGGACTAGTAAAGCTATAAATTTAGGCGTGAAATTAACATAATTAATCACATAGAAATCCTGTAAAGCGAAAGAGCCGCATATGCGGTTCTTTTGCTTTTCCTATAACTTTAATTTTATAGTGATTTATGGTATTATATAGGCAACATGAAAAGCAGATTTTAGATAGGCTATGTGCCGAAAGGGACATCTATGTTTGGAAGAAAGAAATATCTCTTTGCGAGAAAAACGCGAATTCAATATATAAGGGACATCCTAATCGGAGTTATAATTCTATTTTTAGCTTTCTTAGTGTTCCTGTTCATATATTTTAACTTCTTTGGTACGGCGAGCAGGGTTAAGCTGAAGGACAGCCTAAACGCTGAGATTAACAGCAAGGCTATGGCATCAGACTATATCGAGAATATAGACGGTGGTAAGCTTAAGAAGGATGTTCAGATTGATACGTCCAAGCTAGGTAAAAAGAAATGCAAGCTGGTTCTTATTATAGAAGGTGAAGAAAAGAACTATGATTTTGAAGTCAAAGTTGTAGATACCAAGGCGCCGACAATTAATATGGAAGGTGAAGTTAATGTGTTGCTTGGTAATACAAGCAAGATTGAGGATATGGCTAAGGTGAGCGATAACTCAGGCAAGTTTAAGACACAGATCAAGGGAAACTATGACGCCAAGAAAGCAGGAAGCTATAAACTAAGGTTGATTGCTACCGATAACAGTGGAAACAAGGCCGAGAAGGAGATAAAGATCAATGTTATCGATATGGATCAGACGGAAGGTGATATGAGCTTTGTAACGGGTAAGGGCTTTAAGCTGACACGTGTTGATGGACTCACAAGTATAGATGGTATTTTGATTGTAAATAACAGCTTCTCGCTTCCGGAAAGCTATGGTATAGGCGCTATACAAAAAGACACATATGCTGAGTTTAATAATTTGCTTACTGATGCGAGAACAGACGGAGTTCACTTCAGTTTGCTAAGTGGATATAGATCATATCGCACGCAGAAAGAAATCTATGACGATTATGTTTCTAAGCACGGAAAGGAAGCTGCCGATAAGGCGGTTTCAAGACCCGGATATTCGGAGCATCAGACAGGGTATGCGCTTGACTTAAACAATGCGGAGGAGAGTTTCGGCAATACGAATGAAGGCAAGTGGCTTGCTGCGAATTGTGCAAAGTACGGGTTTATTATCAGATACCCTAAGGGGAAGGAATCTGTAACAGGTAGACAGTATCAGCCTTGGCACATCAGGTATGTAGGACCTGAACTTGCGAAAAAGCTATATAACAACGGGGAATGGATTACACTAGAGGAATACTTTGGAATTTCAAGTGTTTATTCTAAGTAGAGAAAGTACAGATAACCCGAGAGAAATAAAGATGGGGCGTAAAGCAAAAGCTTAACGCCCCTTTTGTGTTCGGTTTCTAAGTGTCTTACTATCGGCTTTGCCAAATTTATAATACTGAACCGCCATCTAGACCGAATACCTTGAAATTAAGGTAATGCCTTCAGTGATTGGATTTGAGTCGTAGAAGAAGCCTGATAGTCTGCCGTGGCTTAGACCTTTCGCAATCGTTGCTGACGTGTCAGGATCCAAAAGGCTTAGAAGCGGAAATGAAATCAGCATTAAGATACTTACGAGCAAAGCACCTTTGAGAGCGCCGAAGAACATTCCACAAAGTCTGTTGGAGAAACTTAGAACGCCATGCTTCTTCAGCTCTAGGCTACGAAGTGCAAAACGTGCCAGAATGAATAGAATAGCAAAGAGAAGGATAAATGAAAGCATGGAAATCAAAGTGTCTGCTAAAGATAGCGAAATTTTTGATGTTGCTTCGTTTCGGATGTCGTCCCAAAACAGCCGAATCTGGCGAGGTAGACTCATGATGAATTTGTTAGCTGTTATGGATGAATCCATGGTTTCTTTGATGTTCTTTGATATATTGAGCTGAAGGCTTGTGTGTTTCAATATGAAATTTTTGATGGGAAGCGCAAAGACAATTCCACAAACGGCACATAGCGACCAGCGAAAGAAATTGAAAAAGGAGTTAAGAAGGCCTCTGCGATAGCCACGAACCGCAGATGCAATAATGATTGCAATTACCAGAATATCTGCTATTTTACTTATCGTTACAATGCTAAAAAGGCTCATGTTTCCTCCTCTCTTTTTGATGAATTAATACGTAAATGATACCTCATAAATGTGATTTGTGCAACTTACCTTTGGCTTTATCTGTTATCAAAGCGTGGTCCTGTTTTGACTGATAATATCACGTTAGTGTAGATTTTGTATCTTGAATAATACACGTATCTATGATAAGATTGTTAGGTGTATGAGTAATTATATGAAAGAGGCTCTTAAGGAGGCCAGTAAGGCTGCCGAGATGGGAGAAATACCTGTTGGTGCAGTTATTGTTAAGGATGGCGAAATCATTTCGAGAGGCCATAATTTGACCGAAACTACGAAGGATCCGACAGCACATGCTGAGATGATAGCAATTAGGGAGGCGGCTAAGCTCTTGCGAGGCTGGAGACTGACAGGCTGCGATATGTATGTGACTATGGAGCCGTGCAGTATGTGTGCGGGTGCGCTCGTGTGGTCGCGAATCGAACATCTATATATAGGCGCGGATGATCCGAAGACCGGGGCTTGTGGATCGGTTTTCAATATCGTGCAGGATGACAGACTAAATCATCAAATTGCAGTGGATAGAGGGATAATGGCAGAGGAAAGTTCGCAGCTTGTACGCGAATTCTTTCGCAACCTACGAAATAAAACGAAAAAACCGGAGGAAGAATAATGAAGAAAACGAGTATCAGAATTTGCCTAACAGCATTGATTGTGATGATATTTACCTCGTTTGCATTTGCAGAAAGCGGTAAGCTTGAGCTAAAGGAAAGTTACCCTAAGGATGGGCAGAAGAATACATCTATAGAGAACGTCGGCGTCAAGCTCACTTTTAACAATAAGGTGAACAAGAAGGAGAATCAGAAAGCTAACTCAAAGTGTTTTAAGATTCTAGATTCAAAGGGAAAGGCACTTCCTATCAAGGTGTATTATAATCCTGATGTTAAAGGACAGGTTCTCGTGCTTTACGATACGGTAAATGCTAAGAAGAATGCTATAAAGGGTGACAGCAAGTACACGTTGGTTATTTCGAAGAAATTCGTCGATAATGATGGAAATACGCTTGGTAAGGATCAGAAGATTACATTTAAGACACTGAACCAGAGTCTAAATACTAAGATTTACCTAGTTATGATGGTGGTTATGATGTTCGGTATGTTCTTCTTTACAAGTAGACAAGCTAAGAAGCATCAGGAAGAGGATGAAGACTCAGATACGGCAAATGCTCCGTTTAACCCATACAAGGAAGCGAAGAGAACGGGCAGACCTGTTAGCGAGGTAATCGCTCAGCACGAAAAAGAAGAGGCAAAGGCTGCTAAGAAGGCTGCCAGAAAGGCCGCTAAGGAAGCTGAAGAGGATGATTACGAGGAGTATGAGGAAGAGGATAACGGTAACTTCAAGGTAAAGAGACCAAGACCTATATCTGAAGCAGGCGGAAGATATATAACGGGACGTAAGGCTATTGCAGAGGCAAAGGCTGCAGAGGAAGAGCGTCTCGCTAAGAGAAGAGCTAAGAACAAGAAGAAGTAAGATTTCGATTTTGCGGTAGAGCGTATTTGGAGGCAATAAGTGGAAAAGACGATTATGCTTTTTTCCTACGCGAAGATTAACCTTTCCATCGATGTCGGAGATGTAATGAAAAATGGCATGCATCCGGTAGACATGGTGATGCAACAGATATCGCTCAGGGATGAGATAAGCATTAGATTTACAGATGAAATAACGGCAGAGGCGATTGATCAACACTTATTCTCCGAATTTATTGGAGCCTATGAACTTCTTAAATTCTATTTCATATCCCTCCCCCAGGAATTGAAAAACAAAGAGCTATATTGTCGGGCACAATGGCTTCGAGAAGAAATGGCGAAACATCTTCCTTCTAAGGGTACTCAGTATTATAAAGATCTGCTAAGTTATTTTGATAGCATATAACTCTTGCTGCAAATAATCACTAACCAT